GCATCTGTCTTTGAACCGGCCATTAGTTCTCCTTAGGATATTGGTACAGGCGGTCCGCCTGGATCGAGTTTCGCCATGATATTCTGGATGTAGAGACGTAGCTCGTTATCAATTGCTGGTCCTTGTGCTGTTGCTGCCTGTGGTGGCGGTGGACCAGTTGGATCTAGCAACTGCATCATATTCTGGACGTATATCCTGAGCTCTGTATCAGCACCAGCTAGTGTCGCAGCGCCATACGAGATTATAACACGTTCGGTGCCATTGAACGGCTCGCTAAAAGTCACTGTGTTGCCGTTGTTCGTCAGCGAGTAGTTACCATCGACGAACGACTGAACCACACCACCGCGAGACACAAATAGCAGTATGATAGCTGGAGTACTAAGATTAACAGAAGTAGCACCAGCAGATGGAACAAATTCCTCGTGAGCACCAGTCGATGTTGCCCCTGGCGTACCCATTACGCCCTGTGGACCTGGATCCCCCTTAGGTCCAGGAGAACCAGCAGGTCCAACGGGTCCAGCAACACCAGGCTGTCCCTGTAGCCCGGTCTTCCCATCGAACCCTTGTGGACCCATCAAGCCTTGCGGACCCCTAGGTCCTTCAGGGCCTTCGTTACCCCTTGGGCCTAGATCACCCTTGGGTCCTACATCGCCCTTTGGGCCAGCCAGACCAGTCGGTCCAGGATTACCTTGCGGGCCAGCAGGTCCAGCAGGCCCAGGCACGGTACTGTTAGCTCCGGGAGGGCCAGCAGCTCCGGCTGGACCTGCGGGACCAGCAGGTCCGGGAGGTCCGACTATAACGTCCTCGGCTATTTCCGAATTGTTAACGAATACATTATCACCGTTGACGTTAGTAGTACCGCCAACAACATTAGTGATACCACCAACCAGATTAATCGTGACTTTTCCAGTGACAGGATCCTCTATAACTTCCAGACCAGCAAACTCACCACCAGCCCTGTCGTTGTTCAGGCCAAACCGAGCACGATAAATCTGTTCGTCAGTAGTTCTTGTCTTGAACAAGATAACCCACCGTCTCTTGGACAGCGGGGCCATAACAACCGTGTCACCTTTGGTTATAAACAGATCCTCTGGTATAAGCAAGTCGCCCTTGGAATGGTCAAAGATCATCGGGCCACCCATGGAGGATTCACCATCCATAGATATCGTGATCTCTGGCAAAGCACTCAGCACTACACCAGTTCTAAGGACAAGACCCGTGCCCGTAAGGGCATTCATCTTGTCCTCTTGATCAGCTATGTTACGCAGAAGTGTTAGGAACTTCTGCGGTCCATCCATAGTGGTCATTAGTTTGGTATCCTATTGAGCACAGTCTGTTTCCACTGAGGCCACTGTGGGCCAGGGCACTCTGTCTGGTAACCATCCTTATGGCCTTCCACTGTCAGTTTCCTACCAATTTTCTTCTGACAGTAGCCGATAGCGTTAGCCATACCAGTCATCTGTTCGTCATTGGGTGCTACATTACCAGCGTAACAGATACCAACATAGGTCTGGTTCCTACCAGAACCTGCACTATGCCAGCACGCTACATCAAGATCCCAGGCCATAGACGTCTTACCATCTTGCTCAACAAAGAAGGTATATGCAAGACCTGGGAATGGAATAGGTGGACCAGGCTGTCCCCTAGCTGCTTCAGACGTCTGGTATTGAGCCACTTGGTAGACCGTTTGGCTAGGTGGACCAGCAGTGTAGTGCAACGTCACACCAACGATACCAGCAACATCACGTTTATCGTAGTTACCCTCATGGTTTGTGGGTAGCTGGCCTATGACATTGACTGGCTGCCAATCCGGTGAGGTCTTCTGTGCGCCACTACCGACAATGGCGCGTACATACTCCACTTTGGCATTGAACTCACCCTGCGGTGTACCAGCTCCCGCTCCGTTCCAGTTGGGATAGACGTGCCACTGGCGGAATCCTGCTTCGCCACCACCAGCACCCTTCCATATACCATAAGCTGCTCTAGCGCTAGCAGGTGGAGATTTCAGGATGTCTGGACCACCATACGTTCCCCAGTGTACCTGATTAATCTGCCACAGCGAAACGTCACCAGTAGCATTGACATGATCCATTGGGCAGTTGGCACATTCGTACAGACTAATGGCAACCATCTTGATTGCATCGTCATTAGTCTGTACAGGCGAGAAACCAGCAGCCACAGCCAGTTGGTATCTGTCCAAAACACTAACCGAGCCAGCCAGGTTAGTCCACTCACGACCAGACGGTACAGCAGTCGTGCCAGGAGCTCCAGCAACAGTCGGACCAAGCAGACCACCATCAGAAGAAGCTTTGCCCTGCCGTCTAGCTGCGTAAGCCTCTGGCAGTGCGTCTTCAATGTTCACTGTAAGAGACATTGAAGCCTCTTGGTCGGATACTACGTGCGTGCCCGATTTGACGTAGTATTTACCTACCAGACCAGTGATCTCATCTCTAATGTGTACAGCGTCTCCGGCCCGCACTGTATTGATGTTGAAGGTGGTGATAGTCCCTGTGTTCTCAAACTTCACCAACTTCTTGTACAGTTTCATACCCTGTTGCTCAGCGTTAGATCTATCATTACCTAGATCGAGTGCTATCTCGCCAGGTGCTTGTAGATCAATAGACTCTGAGAACATGCCGTACTTGTTGATCTCTTTGTCGTTGCCAGATTCAATGGTTTCTTGAGGTGGGTACTGGAAGATCAGACTAGGTGCACCTGGAGCACCAGCACCGCCACCCTCTAGCAGATCATTAGCGCTACTGCCTGCGCTACCCTTGTAGACCCTGATAACGTTTGAATAGTTCTCCATGCTAAAGTTGTTCTGCGAGGAGAAGATGTTACCAGGGTTATTGTTCCATGAATCTGGCCCAGGCTCGAACATGCCGCGCATGAAATTCCAGATGCCGCTTGCTGGAGTACGCGCTACCAACTCGATCTTGCCAGCATTCTCCTGCAACAGGAACCGTGCATCAGCATTGATGTCTCTGGTGTAGGACAACGCAGAGACCCACATGTCCCAAATGGTACGGTTCATAAACGGCTCACGCTCTAGCTGCACACCAGTGTCCATGATGTTACCCAACGGTATACCGTAGTATGCAGCCGTGCGCGTGATGAACTGGCTAGCCGTCTCGTTCTCAAGCATAACAGAGTCTTTGTTACGCATGATGTACCACATGACGTTATAGCCAGTAGCCTGGAGAGTGCCACCTTCTTCACTGCTCAAAGTAGTTTTGGAGATGAACACCCTCTTGAGCAGATCCCAAGTCATCTCCAAATTGCTACCTATAGGCTTGATACCATAGCCATAGATCTTTATCCTATCGCCAGGCTTGACCATAGTGGCTATATTCTGGGTGTGGGCAAAGCTGACAGTGTAGTGCTCTGAAGGTTGGTCTAGATCGTAATCCCACTGAATCGAGGAAACAATCTCCGACAAATCCTGGCTAGTACCAAGGTCAGCACTAACCACCACGACCTTGTATTCGCTTATCTTGAGGTCGTTGATGTTGGGTGTTTGCGTACTAAGTAGTGGCATTAGAACTTGGGCGGCATGCCCTTCCTTGGTGTCTCAGAAGGAGTATTCTTCGGCATACCAATTGTGTGATCGGTACCAGCCGCGCCAGTAGTTGTCGGACCAAGCTGAGCACCAGCCCCAACAGGACCAGTAGACAATCCGCCTCCAACAGCTCCAGTTCCAGCAGCAGCGGCTCCAGCTACGGCTGTCGCAGCACCTTCTACAGCAGTAACGGCTTGATCGATAACAGTCGGCTTGGCTGCGGATACTGGCTTCTCGCTGTAGTACCTCACACCGCTACCAACCTTGAGGGGACTGGTGTAGGGATCATAATGGTTGTCGGTAACCCACTGGTTTAGAGCCAGCAGGGTAGACATGTCATTTGGTCCCTTACTGTTCACCCTACCCATTACCTGAGCAAGTGTCTCGCCAGGATGTCTATACTCGTCAGGCAAGTTAGGGTCGTTGGGATCTATGTAACCAATGCTTGGATCGACGTGCTGGAGATTTAGTGGCTCTTCTTCCACCAGCGTTGTCTCAATGTGGATCAGCGAATCCCTACCGCCAGTATGGTCGGCTGGCGGTGTGGTGGGAGGATCTGGCGCTACTGGCACTTCTTCGGTATTAGGATCAACGTTGTCTGGAATTTCAACACCACTGCCAGGATCTGCGGTAGCGCCAGGCTTACGAGGATCCTTAGGCCACCTATCCTTCTCTGCATCAGGGTTAGGCGACGTAGTGACAATTGGCGCACGGTACCTCTTCATGGAGATCGTGTAGTAGATATCGAAGATCTCACCAGCTTTGTGTCTGTAGTTGAAGTTGGTGATTACTACCTGATCATTCCATATGCCACCACCTACCACCAGCATACAGTTCATCTTGAACCGCATGGTCCAGATGATCCTGGCCGTTAGCGACCTTGGATCCTCTAGCTCAGTTGGTGTGATGAACATATAGTCTGAATCGTAGTATGATGGGAAGAAGCTGTCCCAGCTGATAGTCTCCATCGACTGACCGCCAGGCATTACGATCTCACCCAGACCAACTACCCTTGGTGTCCAGTACTCATGGGTAAAATCAGCGCCAAACTCCTCGGGCATTACGGGAAACTTGATGTCTCCACCGTATGCCCCAAGGAGTGTGATGTCAATGAAGTTACGCTGTGCACCCTCCCCCATTGTAGGGGAACCATCAATCTCAACGCACGGGGTCCAATCGTGCTTGGGTATCTGTTCTATCAGGTTTGGGCCGCTCTGGGCAGGAACCAGGATATTCTGCCCGCTAGCAGTGCCGCCACCAGTAACACCATTTGTGAGCCACGGTGCGTATCCTGGAGGCGGAGGATCCTTTACACTAAGACCCCACACATCGGAGTCGGTACCAAGCCCCGAAGTACGCATCGTACCCTCAGGCCACTTGGGACCAAACTTCGGACCTACTGTTTCAAAGGTGTCAAACTGTACGTCGCCTTGCCAGTAGGTCTTCTTGCGCATCTCCAGGCCAACAGATCCTGGATAATCAGCATCTGTGGCATTGGGGTCAAAGTAAACCTGCTCGCCTACCTGTACGGCATCGAAACCTTCACCCGTTTCAGGATTCATTGTCATGGGGTAACCGATCCTGTCTGACCAACAACGGAACCGCCATTAGACAGTTTGGTCAGCATATCTGCCATCTGGCCCAACAACGACCTGATATCAGTGTTCCCGTCCATACGCTCTACATTCATTAGGTTTTGAATGTTGATTACCGTACCGCCACCAGCAGCGGCTCCTGGACCCATGCCTGTTCCGGCTGCGCCCTGCATAGCTGCAATGTCTGCTTCAGTAACAGGTGATCCTCCAGGACCAGCTCCAGTACCACCACCAGGAGCACCACTGCCGTAGACCGCACCAAGAACCGGACCCATAGCCTGCATCTCTTGTGGAGTCATCCACTCCTTGCCACCCCACTTCGAGACAGTAGTACCAGAGACACCTACATTGAATCTGTTGGTTGCTGGATCCCAACCACCTACCTGGAAGAAGTGTCCTGGGAATTTGCCACGAGGTCCAATGTTGACGATACCTGGGATACCAGCCTGCGCATTATTGGCTAATTTGCCCCAGTCTACGTCCTTACCCTGGTAGACTTCGTTGCCGACACCCAACTTCGTCAGAGCAGTACCGATGGTCTGCACTCCCTTGGTACCACCTACACCAGCCGCAGCAGGATCACCACCCTGGATCTGGGTTACCAGAGCATAAGCTTCCTTCAGTGTTGGGTTGCGTCCGTATGCTCTGGCAAAGAACGCCGCCGCAGCAGGACCACAAGCGGCTTGAGCCTGCTGAGGTGTCAACTGCTGCGTATCTATCTGGTTTACAAAACTGCCAGTAAGATCACCTGTTGCTGCCGCAGGTGATGCAGCACTCCCTGCCGCTGCTCTTACAGGAGGACCACCTGAAACGGTAGCACTGACACTACCATGAGAAAGTATGTCTCGGATCTGCGTAAGTAGTGAGGTAGCCAGGCTATCGTCTACACCTTGCGCAAACATCTGAGAAATGGCAGTACGCTCTGGGGCACCAGCGTCTGCTACCGTCATTGGCTCGCCAGCTTTACCAGTACCAGGATGAGTCCAGTCGAATGCAGACGTACCAATCCATCTACCAGCCGCATTACCAGCCATGCCCAGACCAGCAGCTAAGAGAAAACTCCCGAGACCACCAGTGGTAGCAGCACCGATAGCAGCACCAGCGATACCACCACCAATACTACCTACTGTTCCGCCGACTGCTCCCCATTTCTCTCTTTCTGATTCGTCAGACATCAACTCAGGAATCGCCATAGCTGCCTGCAAACCAGCACCAGCGAGACCCATTTTCCCGCCTAGAATCTTCATAAGTCCTCCACCAGTAGTCGCAACTGGAAGAGGGCCTGCTGCTGCAGAAGCACCAGCTCTACGCGCAGCCCACAACGAGAAAGCTGTCCCTAGATCTTTGATACTTCGGGCACTTCCCAAACTACCCAATGGGATACCAGACTTACCAAAGATATTAGCACCACCAAATCTCTTCAACATTGCTGCTGCTGCGACACTAGTAATAAGAGTACCAGCAGCAGGCAACGCTAGAGATCCAATGTCTACACCAAGACCACCCTCGTTATTGAAACCACCACCTTGTGTACTCTGGGTAACTGCTGTGGTTACAGCCGGAACTCCTAATGCCAGAGCACGACTAGCATTATCTGGTATCCTACCCTTGGTGACGTAGCGGATAGCAATGGCTTCGATGACGTCTCTAGTAATGACGCTAGTCAGCATTGCTTTCAGCATATCTGGAAACGTTTGCTGGATACCAGATATGAAAGCCGCTGAAAATGCTGCACCAGCCTCTACCAGTACGTTGTCTTTGCCACCACGGAAGAAACTTGTGACAGCATCACCGACGAAGACACCAATATCTCTACCAACAGATTGGATCTCTGCCCTGCCTGGTCCCCTGTAGTAAGAAGTAAAGGCATCCATCAGGCTGTTGGCAATGATGCGTATCTTTCCGAAGAAGCTAGAGCCTGTGAAGTTGGCGTCCGTCAACAAGTTGTTGAACATATCAACAATTGGATTGACACCAGAAACCAGAGGCTTCTCAATAGATTTGAACAAGGAAGTTTGTATGGCTGTCCAAGCTGTTTCCAGCTTACCCTGTACTTCCTTGAAACTCTTGTCCATCTCCGCTACGCCCTGACCCGTAGCTCCTTGGAGTCCGCCGTAATATGCAGTCGAAGCTCTTTGCAGTAGTTCTGGAGTGATCAGCTGGAAGCCTCGGACAGCACGTAGGTCACCGAAATACTGCTGTAGCAACTGTTGCTGACCAGTGCCACGTAGAGCCTCTTCAGGTTGCGCATTACCCAGTCTGCGCTGATTTGCTACGTACTGGTCAACCATCTTGCCATGCAAATCAAAGACGTTACGTAGCTGAGTCAGCGCCGCCATCGGGCCATTCTTCATGATGGCGGTAGGGTCGAGGCTCAACTCCTCACCTAGGCCCTGTGTCTTCCTAATGCGTTCCCAAGAGGATACTAACCTCTGTTGCTCAGCCGACATTGAGCCTACGTCTTTGAAGATGTTGGCAAATGATGTAGCCGCTTGTTCAGCAGGCATAACCTGAGTCATGGCAGCAAAGGCTGCGAAAGACTCATTCATTACCTTCATCTTACCTTCTGCTGTGTCGTACTGCTGGATCAGTGGACCCATAGCAGCAGTAACACGAGGCAAGACCTGCTCTAGTTGGTTGAAACGGATTGTACCTACGTCTGTAATTGCAAACAGTGAGTCGGATACTTCTGCCACATGCTCGATCTCAAGACCATAGGTAGCCATAGTCTGGATCAGGGTGGTTGTGGCCTCAGAAGCATCTGTGCCAGTAGCGTAGGCCAGCCGTGCAGATGCTTCTACCAGTTTGACGGCGACACTAGCATCATACGCAGCTTGCCCCATTTCGTTCAGGGCCGTGGTATTGACTTTGATAGCAGATACGCTAGATGCCGCAGTCGTAAACAGCTCGCGCATAGACTGCGTCGTTACGTTGTATTGGATAGCTACCTTCTGGATTTGTACGTTAGTAGCTTCGAATTGCTGCTCGTTTTGTCTCAGAAGTGTGTTCGCGACACGCATCTGGTCCTGCCACTCGGCACCTACCTTGACAAACTCCGACAATGATTCAATTGCTCTCTGTGGTAACTGCACAAGAGGCAGCAATACAGAGAACAAGACCATGGACTTTGTTAGGGACAGAATGTTGTCTGTCAGGCCACGAGTGGACTTACTATGCGTATCCAGCGCTTCTCTACCCTTGACAACGCTGTTGACCATAGAGTTGAATGCTGTGCCAGTGTTACGCAGCGCAGAAGCCATACCCGTCATGGCTCTGGACGACGTAGTAGTCGCCGTAGCCATACGGTTGATGTTGTTTATGGCATTGATGGTGGCACGTTCTACCGCCAGGTACCCCTGAGCCAAGCGGTCAAGGTTTCGCTGTCCATTGATAACAACGTCAATAGCAGCTATAACCCTACGAACTGCCACCAGTCAATCCTTTCGCTGCACGAACCCTAGACAACATCGTTTTTATGTTCTTCGGAGAACCTGCTTCGCCGCCGCCCTTGAACTTAGCGCCAGTGATCATGGCAGCATAGATGAGCGCACGCTCACCACGCGGTAGGTCGTAGACTTCATGTGGGAATCTACCCGTTTCAATGAAGATCCTTGACAGCAGGTTTGTCTCCGGATGCGTCTCAATCAGCGCTTTTGGCGACCTCCACAAGGTCTTCGTGGAAGCCACTCAGTTCCAGCACTGCGTTGGACACATGCAGCAGAAGCCCAGGCTGGTTCTTATAGATCTCCAGAATCAAGCGGTCTTCCTGCGTTGTACGCATGTTGTATTTCCGCATGATCTTGGAGTCTCGGTGATTGGGTGACTTTACACCATACGCAACCACCAATGCCTGGAACTTTTGACCGTCCATTTGCTTCTGGAGGGTTCCAGAACCAGTGTTTTTTACAACACGGCTAGCCCGTTCGATGAGCTGGCTGTGTTCCGGGCCGGTCAGGTTTGTGATTTGCCATGGAGACCTGAAGCCGTACTGACTCATGTCCAGTTCGTCAGTAAACTTCTTGTCCGAGTCGTAGGCTAGTAGTTCCTCCAGAGGATCAATCGCTTCGCCCTGGTATTGCTTTTCGGCTTCCTCTGGAGAAAGCTCTACCTGGACGTCCGGCCTTGGGGCCACCCTACGCATAGGGGTACGGACGTCCTGTGCTTGTACTACTGAATCGGTCATGCCCGCTATTACTCCTTGGTTAGTTGCAGTCCTTGCCTTCGGACTCCCACTCTTGCAGGTCGCCGTCGATGCAGGAAAGCATGTTGTGGTTGATGAACGTGAACGGAATAGCTTCTTCCACCAGCTCATCAACCTGGAACCCGATGGGGATTTCCCAGAACTTCACGCCGAGCAGCTCGACTACCTCAGCACCAAACGCCTCTGGGTCATCCAGTTCGTAGCGAATGAGTGCTGGGATCTGGCGGCTACGGCTGTGACGCTGGTATGCACCAATCGTCCTCAGGAAGTAGCTGGTGACTTTGAAGCCTGTGATGGTACCATCACCAGCGGTACCTGTCGCCTTGTAACCAGTCTGACGTGCACCAGCAAGACGCACCTCACGACGGTTGATTGTGATACGACCCTCTACGCGCTGTACCTGGGTTTGCCACACACCATCTAGGAACAGTTCGCCATAGGAGCCGTTGATTGTACGGTCTGGATTAAGAGCCATGCTAGGACCCAACCTTCACAGTGACAAGGATAACGTCGATTGTGTCAACCACCGTCATCGAAATGTCAAGGTATAGGCGCTCCCCTTCTGACACACGGGTTTGCGAGAGCGCAACCGTGTAGTTGTTGCGGATGGCGCGTTGTCCGGCCATCACACGCAGAAAGTCGCGCACCACACCAACTATGGCATTCTGACCATCCGTGTCGTTGGGGACTTTCCCGATGTAGTTGGTTCTTGCAGCCAGCTCGATAGCCGCTGCAATGGCGTCACACGTGTTGACGATCGAAACCTTCTTGAAACCCTGAGGCAGTGGGTTACCATCAGCCGCGTAACCAGGCACGACCATACAAGTCACACCCTTCACGATGTGGTAGTTCAACCCTGCCTTACCCAGGACCGTGACGCCATTATTGATGAGAAGGTCGATCGTGCTACCTTTGGACTTGGTCTCGAGCGAAATTACCTCCTGTATCGGGTAGTACGTCATACCCTGACCCAATGGAAGAGAAGACCTGATGCCAGCGACCTGTGCCGCAAACGCAGCACCGCGCGACATGATCAGGTTGCCCTGTGAGTCAGTTTGTTGGACGCCAGGATAGACGTATTGCACGGCTTCGTTGTTGATACCAGAAGCAGTGGCCTCAGCAGTCGTTGAAGACTCGTTCAGGTCGCTTCCAAGCACCATAGCCGACCGATAGCCATCCAATCGGACGTCCTTGAACCAGGTGAGCAGTGTAGCTTCAATACCAGAGAGGTTGGCATTCTTGATGTCTACTGTGAAGACATCCCACTCGTCAGCCTCAAGGGCAATAATGGAAAGCAGGTTGACGTAGTCCTGCATAACTGGTGCAGAACCATCGCTACCACTTGCCATCTGGAGTGAAGCCGTAGCCGGGATACTGTTGCCTTCCGAGACCAGTGTGGCAGTGACCCAGTAATTGGCAGAGTCCTGGTTGACTATGCTCACCAAGTCCTTCATGTGTCCTACCGCGCCGCGACTCGTACTGCTAGTCCATACCGCTTGCAGTGTCGCGCCAACCGTTAGTAGGATGTCTGTCTTGGTGACATCACCAGGATTTGGCCGTGTCTGGATCAGGAACGTGTTGCCATACACGCCTTGATTCTTGGCATCAAATCTGATAGCCTGCGCAGGCGTACCCGCTGTATCCGTCAGAGTGATGGTAGCTTTCGCATTACCAGCACCCATGATGCGGTACATACGGAGCTCTCGAGCACCACCAATGAAAGCCTGGCGTCCGGCATAGTAAGCATTCACTGGTGCAGTCTCGTTGGCAGTGAAGTAGTTGATCAGCTCGGCAAAGCTGTCAATCACCTGCACCTGATTGGCTGGCCCCCAGGATGCCCTGACGATCATAGCAACCCGACCACGGACGCCTACGGTGATCGCAGCAAGGGCGTCCGAGATGAAGTTGATGTATAGACCAGGGCGAGTAGGAGGCGCGGCTGGTGTCCAAGGGCCACCTGGCATTATGGTGTAACCTCAGTACCGAACGAATTGTCAGGAGTCCTCATCATGACGTCGATGGCTTGCTGTACTTCAGCCTGGAGATGCGTCGTGGATGGGTCCAGAGAACCAGACTCAAATACAGCAGAAACTACCCAGGATGGCTGCGCATACAACGCCTGAGCGTACAGAACATGGTCTGCATAGCCTAGAGGCTGTTGTACCTGTTGAACTTGTTGCTGAGTAGCGTCGGCAGCCTGTTCCGTCGGCGTAGGTGGAGTCCCAGCTCCACTGTCCTGCGGATTCTCAGGGGTTACGGGCGGTTGTTCTGTCATGCTTCCACCACAATTATGAATCTACCGTCATTGTTTACAGTGGTTGCTGCCTCAATGTACTCGATCGGAGGCAGTTGTACCCGATCATGCTCCTGTTCTACAGTGGTTTGCAGGTTGATATTGCCTGTAAAGACACCGTTGGTTATGTCGTCCTCTCTGCTGCTGGCCGCAAATCCAGTGACACGGAGATGTTGCCACCTGACCCTAACTGTATCATCTGGTTCCTGGGGTGCAGCTCCAGTGCCAAGTAGATTACTTATCACCGTCTGGGGGTAGAGATAGCCACTTCTAGACGGCAATTCCACAGATGCCTCGCGGTGACCATCAACATATACCCTGAAGTCTGTAAACAGAGGAGAACTGTAGGGCACACGAGGTATGCGCACACCTATGGCATTGTCAGGTGCTACAAGAGTGATCGCCTGTTCCTCACTAGCAGCACTTTCGTTGCCACATATGTCTATAGCGCTTACACGTACCTGATACGTGCGAGGAGCCAGAGCACCACCCACGGTGGGAGATACATTGACAGGCGGGTACTGCCAGCTAAAGCGCCATGCAGGGATCAAATTGACGAGTCGGAAGCGCTTACCTCCTTGTTTCATGGAACGTTCGAACAGATTTAGTTTATCCATGACGTCCGCACGGTTTGAGCCGTAATAATCAATCGTCCAATCGATAATTTGGCGAAACCTGCGAGAAGTAAGCTGCTCATCACGATGCGAAAGGTAGGTAACTCGCCAGCTAGGTCGCACAAGTATGTTAGGACGCTCTTCGAGCACTCTCTGCTTGCTACCAACTGGATAAATAGACCAGATGGCATGCTTCACAGAGTGAAATTGCTCTTCGATGTCTATTGTTACCGTTGACCTAGCCACGCCTGTTCGGGTTCCTTACCCTACGTCTGCCAGTTTGTCCCTCAAAAGCCTCATTTATGCTGCCAGTAACGATACCTTCCACCTGAGCTTCCGTCTGGGCGATGCCTTCTTCGATATAGTGCACGCCTTCCCACTCGGCTTTGACTGGTTTAGCTCGCGGGTTGCCATATGGGATGATCCACATGCTGCCCCCATCATTGGCTAGACCAGCATACGGCAGGAAAGTACCAACTTCAGCAGTCCAAACAGAACCTTTGACGCGTTTGATCTCGGTAATGGCACCCATGAGGATCTCGGTTTCCTCACCAGTGTCACGACCTTCTACAGGGTTACCGCCTGCAACGTCGTTTTCTCGTGCCCACTTCTCGTGTTTGTACTGAATAGGCACTTTGTCAACGTCGTCTACCTGCCCGCGCATAGATTCCGGTGTGTATCTGCCCCATGCAGCTAGAAGTCTGCCCTTTGAGAACTCAAATGGTTCGCCAGTGCTGCCTCTTGGCCGCCAACCTGGGGAACGCATGTGTCGCCGCAGAGCTTGTTTGGTATTGTCCGTCAGTGCATCCGCAAGCTGAACAGCAGCATCAGCACCAACAACCAGCAAGCGACTACTAAGAGCCGCCATATCCTCAATCGCACCTTGGAAGTCATTGACTTTGTCCTTCGCAAGCGTTGTACCAGTCCTGCTTGGACGTCCTCTCTGGGTAAACGTCTGTCCGGAACTAGTGTACAAAGACAAAGAGTTAGCAGGCATCAGCGGAATCTTCCTCCTTGCACGTTTACCTCAAAGTGGTGCATAGTGAACATGTCGTCCGCTTCGTCTATGCTAAGGATGTCGTAGCGGATGCCATCTTGCATTATCCAGTTGTTCTCATCAAAGTTGTCGGGGTAGGACAACCTGGGATCCTGGATGAAGATAATGGCACGCCTTATCCCTTGCTCGCCACCCGTGACCGTAGACTCAATACTACGGCGATACAGAATGCTATCAACCCTACATGGCACAGCAGGATAAAGCAAAGCTTCGCCATCTTTTGAGTCTTCCACTTCCGGGTCAAAGCGCGTCATGCCCCAGATGTCACACGTTCTGTCTAACAGTGCAAGAATTGGCATCAGGCTGGATCCTTAATCCTGTACCAACGATTGTAGCCAAGAACAATACCGCGCCGTAGCTCCAGATCTGTGAAATCATGCCAGGGGCGCACTTCAACACCAACATACTGCGGAGTTAGCACAAACCACGGTCTTGGGGCAAGCTCTGGGAACACCTGTGTGGTCTTCATGTGGATCATCGAGCTTGTACCACAGGTGAAATAACCCAAGATCGCCAATGCCTCTGGACCAAAGGCATATGGGTCATTGTAGTCGGTACTGTTACTGGCTGCGCTGGAAGTGTTCAGGGTATAGCTGTAGGAGCCAATCTTCTCGCTCTGGACACCGCTTACCCTGCGTGCACGTATGCTGGCATCGCTTGTAATGTATAGCTGCTCCACGACCATTAGACCAGCTATCCTACTCATCACGTTCCAATTGGGTTTGTCTGTAGTGCAGAAACCGCCGTATTGCTGAGACCACCCGTACATCAAGGCTTCTGCACGCCAGATGTAGTTCCACAACTTGGCATCGCTCATAGACGCCAGCACTGGAAAGTCTGTGTTTGCCCTGATGTAGTCAGGTGTCAAGATACCCAACGGTCCTTCAGCCGGTATGCCTTGGAATGGCAACGACTTATCACTCTCTGCCGTTGGTGTAGCCTGATAGTAAGTAGCACGATACCAACTGGTCTGCTCACCATCGTGGTCATCGTACTCGTAGTTTACCGTGCTCATCAATAGAGGAATAGTGCCGATTGGTGGGTCGGAGAATGGGCCATCCTGGGCAGTGTCGCGGTAAATCCTAATCGTGTCGAAATCCAGGATAATCTCGTTGATGTTGGATACGCGAATGCCCAGGACGATCACAGCTACTCCCTACTTGGGGCGCATTGCGCCCTTGTTGCCCTTCATGGGACCCATTTTGACGCCTGGAACTCCAGCCTGCTTCGAACCACCCTGGCGAGCAGGCTTGCTGCCGACCGTCTTTGCCATTATGGGTTCGTTGGAACCTCCTCTTCAGCTGGTGTTTCGTCTGCCGCTTCCTGAGCAGCAGCATCGGCTGCCTCAGCCTCCTTCTTCTCAATGGCACCGATCATCTGGTCACGATCGGTATCCGCTGGGAAGTTGAGACCAACCTTCTTAGCACGCGCCCTCAGCTCCTGACGGCTGAGCATGTCTAGCGGCTGCTCGACAACACCAGAAGTGAGAGTTACCTTCGGCATCGTGGGGTCCTGCATCCCAGCCATAGCACGAATCTTACCAGACTCCTGCTGGATAGCTGCGATCTCTTCCTCGTCAGGTGTGTATTCCTTGTACATCACCTGGCCGTAGACCTTCTCCTGGTCTGCCTCGGAAAGCGGTGGATTGGTCTCGCTGAAACCCATCGCACTGCCTTCGACGACCTCACCATCCTGACACACTGTCATGCCGATGGTGAGACCAGCCGTGCACTGGTAGTAATCCGCGACTGTTGGCTCTGCCATATTACCCTACCGTTGCAACGCCGACGTTGTCGGGCTTGGGGAGGATAGGAACGAACGGGTACTCTTCGAGCACAACCCGCGTGCTGGGATCCTTCTCCTTCCAGGTCTTGGTGTACTTGCCAGTGTTGTTCGCTGGTGCCTCGTCGTCTGCGGTTGGTCCTTCCATGATGCCGTATGCAGAGCGATCCTCAGCCAACAGGAGAATCTTGTTGTTGGGGATGAACAACTGTGTGCTAGGCGTGCCAGGCACAGTCCAGTCATCGGTATAGGTGTTGTCGTACATCACCCAGTCAACACCCGCCAGCCCTTGAATGATGCCAGTCTTGAGGAAAGCATCACGCATCTCGTTGCTGAGCAGGTTCTGGATCTTCTGGTTCGCAAACACCGTAGCGTACATGGTGGTGCTGTTGAGGAAAACGCGGCGCACCGTCATGTTGCTATCGGTCAGGATCTTCAACCGCCAAGCATTCATGTTTGCCAGGATGTTGGAGTTTGCGAGGTCCGTCCACAATGGGCTAGGCGTGAAGAAGTGATCCGACGGAATCTGGTAGTTGATGTTGACACGAGGAGCATCTGGGCGGTTGACGACCAGGGTGCCCGTAATGAACATCTGCCACGTTGCCCACTCGACGAAGCGCTCGATACCATCGTCAAGATCGGAGACTTCCTCGGCTACCTTGGCCTCTGCTGCGCTACGAGCGATGTCGCCAGGGGTGCGCAGCCAGTGGATGGCAGTAGGCGTGAAGACTTTCTTGTCTCGCATGTAGATGAACGAGCCAGCCACTTGCCCAACACCGCGCTGTGGGCGGATGTGAGCTTCCTGATTGGGCACGTTCGGCTTGGACATGAGCTGGTTACCCTGCACAATGTCATAAGCCCAGGTTGGGAACGGGTAGCCCGTCCTAGCTCCCATGATGGAGAGCCCAAGCATGTTCTGTGGGAACGGCTTGCGACGAACGAAGCCGTTGAGTACCGTTGGCTGGAGCAGGCTAATCTCTGGCATCGTTACACCCTACCCGTAGATGATAACGGCGTCAAGATTGGCGTGAATCTTGCAGCCAACGAACACGGTTGCGAGCTGACCGTCCGTGTAGAATTTGTTCAGCTCCGACTTCTTGAAGATACCCGTCAGGTACACGTCACACACCTGCTGGTCAGTAGCGTTGAGGTAGACGTAGTTGGCAGCTACGAGCTCAGCCGCTTCAGTAGCAGGCAGTACCGGACGCCACTGGCCTGTGCCGGAGTCTTTGATCAGCCCCATGCCTGGGCTGATATTGGGTGTGTTGGGAGCAACGCTGGCCGCACCCGAGATCTTGCACTGAAGCGCTGTGCTGCGCAGGATCTCGACAGGGTTTACAATCGGGATGTTGGTAACCGAGCCGTAAGCTCGGGTGTTGCCGGTGGGAACTGCTGGCATCGTCTACTTCCTCTTGGCCGCGAGGCGCTCTTCGAGATCAGGAACCAGATTCATGTAGCGCTCTGCTTCCTCGGTGGCCTTGCTGGGATCGACGAAGCGCTCGATGCTGGCGTGCCCAGGCTCCTGAGGAATGCCATCACCACCGACCTCACCAAGCTGCACGTAGGGTTCGAGATCCTTGGTCATCTCGTCGAACAGCTCGTGGTTGGTGTTGTACAGCTTGAGGTACTGCTCGCGCTTGGCAGGAGGCACCTTGCCGCCGTCTACGAGCTTGTCAACCGCTGTACTGGCCTTGGTATCGTCCAGTTCCTTGCGGATGGCAGCGATGGCCGTGGTGTTCTCTGTGTTCTGTGTCTTCAAGGCGTTGTACCCTGCCAGCACCACCTCGGCAATGTCGGCATCTGCATCGAACTTGAAGCCAGCAGCCGCGAACTTGGTGCGTGTACTCTCGAGCGAAGCTGCGCTACCGAAAGCACTCTCGATCGCATCGGTAGCTGCTTCGTCATCGCTCAAGGTCAGCCCGAAGTTTTTGTTGAGATGTGCGATGAGATCCGCGTACTTCATGTCCTCATCTTCCTCGTCGTCCTCTTCCTCATCTTCGTCCTCTTCAACGTCTTCATCAGACGCCTCAGGGGAATACCCTGTGAAGAAGGAACGATCATCGTCCTCTTCTTCGTCTTGCTGCGTGCCGTCGTCAAATTCCCAAAGCATATCGCCAAACAACCCGATTTGAATGCGGTTGTCGGCTTTGCCTTCACCAAACTTGACAGCAGGCATCTGCTTGAAAAACGGACGGTTTGTCAGGCCGCCGCCAAACAGAACGTTTTTGACTGATTTGCCGTCTGCTCCAGTAAACGTACCAATCTCAGCACTGAAGTAGCGGTATATGTCCCGCTCCAGCAGGCTACGACCAAGGTCCGTCCACTCAACATCAGCAAACAGCCCAACGTGGTTCTGTCCGCCTATTTCGCTGGTTCCGTGGTGTACGTTCCTGAACCAACCTAGCGCCTTGCCTCTGTCATGGCCTTCGTCGACCATGATGTCGGTGCCAAGGATCTTCGCGTCGAAGTGTCGCTTGGCAGCACGTAGCACTGGCGCTGTGAAATCCAGGTCACCATACCACGGATGCTTGAATTTGCCTTCCGGCAAAACAGGAACGCGACTACTATACCGACCGTTTTCCTCCTTCAATACAATGGTTGGTAGTGCGAAGAACTCTGTCAGATGTGCGTCAGCAGTATGCTCACCCACACCAGCAGAACGGGCGTGTGCTAGAAGATGTGATCGAGCTCTTGCCTTTGCGGCTGACGACACTCCTGTCACCTGATTCACCCTGGCTAGTGCGTTGCGTAGATGGTTTAGATCTAGCTTGCCACCAGCATTGTGATGAGGCAGCTTACGGACTTTCTTGCCGTTCACTGTCTCGACGATTGCATATGCGGAATCCGGCAGGCTGGCGCGACTCTTGATAACTGCGAGATCATCGTGTTTGCCTATTGACTCTGGGTGCGCTTGTTTCACTGCGCCAATACATGCACGAATCGCGTCTACGTCACTACCTCCACGTTTGAGGGTGCTGTTTGCTGCGGCAACACATACGCGCTTCGCAGCCGCAGACCAGTTCTTCGCTGGTCTAGGTGGGTTCTTGACGCTCCAAGGCATATTACTTCACCTGTGCTGGTCGCGTTGGTTGTCGCCTCGTTGCAGCAGGAGCCGCTGCTGGTTGCGCTGGTCTTGCTCCAGGAGGAGCAATGACTGGTGCTGGAGTCGGTTTAGCTGCTACTTTCGCTGCGGTTGCAGCCTGCTTCTGGGCGACCTTTACCTGGGATACGCCTGACTGTGCCTGCTGTCGTTCGTTGATACCAGCAAGCATTTCAGCCTCTTTCTTGTCGTAGTCGATCTCGTCTTCAAACCCAAGCATTTCTGCCATCTTGCGCTCTAGTGCCAACCAGAACTCAGGGCTTGTGTTTACCTGACGAGCAGCGCTGATATGTTGGAAGATTTCCTT